CAACTTCCAAATTATATTTTGGATGAGAGTCCTCTTACGTCTGATTTTCTTAAACAATATTATATTTCACAGGAATATCAGAGTGGTCCTACTGACCTTTCTGATAATTTAGATCAATATTTAAAATTAGATAACCTAACTCCAGATGTAGTAGTTGATTCCACAATACTATCAGAAAATATTAGTAGTACAGATACAACAATAACAGTATCTGATACAAAAGGGTTTCCGAATAGTTATGGATTATTGAAGATTGATAATGAAATTATTACATATACAGAAAAAACATCTACAACATTTACTGGATGTGAACGTGGTTTTAGTGGTATTACTAGTTATCATCAGACTTTAAATAGTGAAGAATTAATATTTTCTACTTCAAATTCTGCAAGTCATGAGAAGGATTCAAGTATTCAAAATTTAAGTTCTTTATTTCTTAAAGAATTTTACAAAAAAACCAAGAAAACATTTACTCCAGGATTAGAAAATTCTACTTTCACTTCAGATTTAGATGCTGGTAATTTTATAAGAGAAGCAAAATCTTTATATGATACAAAAGGAACTGATGAATCGTTTAGAATATTATTTAATGTTCTTTATAACGAAACCCCAGACATAGTTAATCTTGAAGAGAGGTTAATTAAACCGTCAACATCAAAGTATATTAGAAGAAGAATTGCTATTGCGGAAACAATTCAAGGAGATCCTACAAAATTAAAAGGGCAATCAGTTTTTAAAAATAAACTTAATAATACTGATATTAATATTTCTGTATCAGAAGTTGAATCTTTTGTTAGAGCTGGTGTAGGAACATATTATAAATTTGAATTGTTTATTGATAATAGTGGATCTGATGAAATATCAAATACATTTGATATTATTCCAAATTCAAAAGTAATTGGAGATGTATCTACTAATTCTACAGTTATTACTGTAGATTCTACAGTTGGATTTAATACTTCAGGAATTTTAATAAGTGGAGAAAATAAATCTATTCAATATACAAGCAAAACAGTAAATCAGTTTTTGGGTGTAAGTAATGTTGATTTTGCTATAAAATCAACAGATGATATTAGATCTGATGATTATTATTATGGATATGAAGATGGTGATATTACTAAAGAGGTGAGATTAAGATTTACTGGTGTTTTATCGGAATTTATACAAGATAATCCGTTAATTGTTGATGAAGGTCAGATTATTGGAGTAAAAAATGCTGGTGATAAAGTTAATAACCCAGAAAATAATCCCACTTTTAAAGAAATATTTACAAATTCATGGATTTATAATAGTAGTTCTTCATATAAACTAAAATATGATCCATTTACATCCACATCCGTAACATTTTTTAACCCAGTAGACAGATCTAGTTTAAAACATGGTGATGATATAGAAATTGTTGATAATGGAAGTAAGGATGTTGTATATCCAACATCTACTACTGATTTGCCATATGTTAGTGAAGAACTTGAAAATGGTGAAACGGGGGTTAATTTATCAAATTATACTCATTCTTTGGGTGAAAATAGTAATCAATCATTAAGAAGAAAATTAAAGACTGCAAATAGTTCTAATGTACCAATAGAATTTGGTAATGATTTTGTAACGTCAGATATTCAAAATGTATATTTAAAAGATGATGTAGCATACGTAGCATCAAATTCATTACCATCATATAGTTCACAAGGTACTTTTCCATATAATGAACAAATAACGGTTAATATTAGGTCTTCAACCATAAATTTACTTACTGATGATGAATTTCCATTAAAAAATATAATTGATGCTGATGATAATTTATATTCTACAATATCTTTTGCTGGATTACATCAATTTGAGACTGGAGATAAAATTTATTATGAACCATCAAAATCTAGTTTGGTTGGATTATCAACAGGAATTTATTATACCAAAAAAATTAGTAGTAATGAAATAAAATTATATGGATCCAATTCTGGTATTTTGGGAGATAGATATATTCCTATAGGACCTCCTATTGCTGCTAATGATGGTGATCACAAATTTACATTGTATTCTCAAAAATCTGGAATAATTGGACCTCAGAAATTATTAAAGAAATTTTCATTAAATCCAAATATTAAAAATGGAACATCAGTAGAAACTAATATTGATGGAATTGGTATGTTAGTTAATGGTGTTGAAATTAATAATTATAAGTCAAATGATAAAATTCATTATGGACCAATAAGTTCAGTTTCTGTGTTAAATGGTGGTGAAAATTATGATGTTGTAAATCCACCAAATTTAACAATATCATCACCAGGTGGTAGTGGAACAAATGCACTTATAAAACCAGTTTTAACGGGTAAAATAGATAAGATTTTGTTGGGTGATCAAAATTTTGATATAGAATCTATTGTTTCTATAGGAATTACTGGTGGTAATGGTGATGGATATTCTTTACAACCAATATTTAAAACAAGATATAGAGAGATTGAATTTAATTCAAGACCAAGTGCTGGTATTAATAGTTCACCATCCGATCCAAATTCATGTCAGATTACATTTTTATCAAATCATGGTCTTTCTACAGGAGAATCTGTAGTTTATGAAAGTATTGGAAATCCAGAAGTTGGTGTTGGTATTGGAACTAGTACATTAGTTAATTTTTCAACTTATTATGTTGAAAGAATTAATCAGGATACAATAAGACTTTATGATAGTTTTGCTGATTCTACTGGTACTTCTGTTGGTGGTATTGGAAGTGTTGGAATTAATACAATTCATCTTAATGGTAGTGGATCTGGTATTCAGAGATTTGTAGTTAATACAAAAAACACTTTATCTAGTATTAACGTATTAGATGGTGGTAATTATACAAATAGAAGTTTACTTGTTAAACCATCTGGAATATCTACTGCTAGTAATCGAATTACATTTAAAAATCATGGGTTTAGTAGTGGAGAATTAATTGAATATTCTGCTATTGATGGTATTTCTAATAAAATTGATGGATTATCACTAGATAATCAATATTATGTTCTTAAAGATAATGATGATTCTTTCAGATTATGTGATGCTGGTATTGGTGGGACTATTTCACAAAACTATATTTCTAAAAATATAGTTTCATTGGGACCTGCAAATGGAGTGGGATATCAACAATTTAAGTATCCTGATATTAAAGGTTATGCTAAAGTTGTTACTACTGATGGTGGTCAAAATAATATTATAGAAATTCCAATAACTCCTATAGTTAAGGGTTCTATAAGTGATATTATACTTTATGAAAGTGGATCTGGATATGGTTCAACTATTATTAATAATATACAGAAACCAATAGTTACTATAAAAACAGGAAAAGATGCAGAAGTAACTCCAATTATTTCAAATGGAAGGGTTACTAATGTTAATGTTGATTATGGTGGACAAGATTATTATTCATTACCCGATTTAAAGGTTATTGATCCTACAGGAAGTGGTTCTGGTGCTGAATTAATACCTATTATTACTAATTTGAAACTAACAGGTGTTCAGGTTTCAAATACAGGTATAGGATATTCATCATCTTCTTCAATTTTAATTACTTCTTCAGGTAAAAACGCAAAGATTTATCCAGAAGTTAGATCACTTACAATTAATAATCAATTTAGATTTAAGGATGATAGTGAATATTATCAGTTAGTGGATACGGGGAATAATTTAAAATATACTGCATATGGGTATAATCCAAATACATTTGGTGATTCTACTAGTGAAGGGTCTGGTATATCAAAATTAATTGGATGGGCATATGATGGAAATCCAATATATGGTGGATATGGATTAACAAATCCAAATGAAAGACCATCATCTCAAAATGATAATGTAAAAAGAATGCAATCTGGATATACTTTAGATACTAGTAAAGTTATTGATAGACCAGATATTTCAATTTTTAATCCTGGATATTTTGTTGAGGATTATTATTACAATAATAGTGGTGATTTAGACGAACATAATGGTAGATTTGAAAAAAATGTAGAGTTTCCTGATGGTGTATATGCTTATCATGCAACTTTAGATGAACTGAACAATCCAGTATTTCCATATTTTATAGGAAATACTTATAGGTCTCTTCCAATAGAAGAAAATATTGGAGTTATTGATCAATTATCCTTTGATTTTAATACTTCTGGAGTATTGAGAAATACTTTTCCATATAAAGTTTCGGAAATTGATGCAGATAATGACTTTATTACTGAAAGTAATGAGGTTGATAGTCAAGAAATAGAAATTGAGTCAATTTCAAGTGGAAGTATAGTAGACTTTGATTTATTAAATAGGGGTTCTGATTATAAAGTAAATGAAAATTTACTTTTTGATAATTCGGGTACTGAAGGTAATGGATTAGTTGCAAGAGTTGGAACAATAGAAGGTAAAGATATACATTCTATTAATACAGATATAGAATCTTATAATAATTCAATATTAGAATGGAATGAGTCTAAATTAACGGTAAATATTAGTCCACATCATAGTTTCAATACTGATGATTACATTACAATTTCTGGAATTTCTACTGATTTATCTAATATTGCAGGATCATATAAAATTGGAATAACATCATTTATTTCAAATACAATATCAACTATTGCTGCATTACCTGCAGGATCAGTTGGATTTACCACTGAAATATATGTTTCTAGAATACCAGAATCTGTTTCTATTGGAAGTAGTATTCAAATAGGTTCTGAAAAGATGAAGATTATGAATATATTTGAAAATATTAATGTTCTTAGAGTAAAAAGAAGTAATTTACAAACTGAATATGAAACAGAGTATCCATTAAATAGTAAGGTAGAATTTTTATCAAATTCCTTTGAAATTGATAAAAAAATTCCATATTTTGAGTCTATTAAGTCTGATAAGATATATTTTAACCCATTCAAATCAGTTGGTGTAGGTGTAAATCAAGGAACTTTCCGTTCAGTAACATTTAATTTTGCTGGTAATGATATTGTAAGAAATATACCTGTAAAACAATTATATATTGAAAATCATCCATTCCATACTAATCAAAAAGTTAATTTAACTGTTCCTAGTGGTTATGGTGGTGCTAATAATAATGGAAATATATCAATTTCAACAACTAAAACATCTACAGCATTTGATTTGCCAACATCTAATTTATATATTGTCAATAAAGGTGCTAATACTATAGGAATTAAAACTGGAATTGGTACAGCTACTGATGGATATGAATATGAGGAGGTTTACTTTCGTAATATACACAATATCAATGATGATAATTATTTGCTAGAAAGTGCTGATAATAAACAGGTTTTATGTCATACTAAAAGAATTAAATCTACAGTTTCTATTTCTACATCACACAATTTAACCAATAATGATAGTATTTCTTTGGAAGTTAAACCTAATATTTCTTCTGGGATTGGATCTGATGTAAATGTTGAATTAAAGAGGGATATTCTTACTGGTCATTTATTAATTAATCCAATTACATTCTCTAGTGGTAATATCGATGTTGATACTAACACTATTACTTTGGGTGATAAAGGAACTAATTTAAAAACAGGAGATAAAGTTTTATATTCTGGTGATGCTGTAGGATTGTCAGAAGGTTATTATTATGTTTATAAGGTTGATTATAAGAAAATTAAATTATGCCAAACATATTATGATGCAACTAAAAAAATTCCTAATATTATTGATATTACAGGTACTGGTTCTACAGGACAAACAATTAGTATAGTTAATCCACAAATTATTACAACGAGAAATACTGATTTGGTTTTTGATCATACAGATTCCTCATTATCTGGATATGATTTCAACATATATTATGATCAAGATTTTAAAAATAAATTTGTTGGAACTGGAAATACCTCAATATTTAATGTGGTTACAGATTCATCAATGACTACTATAAGTTATGATGGTAGTTTTCCTTCCAAATTATATTACAATATAGAAAAATCTGGATTTATTTCTACTTCTGATACTGATGTTGTTAATAATTCAGAAATAATATATGTTGATAGTGTATATGATGGTAATTATAAAATTTCTGGAGTTGGAAATACTGATTTTGTAATATATTTGGATAAAATTCCAGAAAGAGTCTCATATGTTCCAACAGAATGTGATTTAATAAAATATACAACTAATTCAAAATCAACTAGTGGTCCTATTGATAAAATAGATATAGTTTCTGGTGGATCTGGGTATAAAAAGGTTCCAACTTTTGTTGGTGTTGGGTCTACATCAATTGCTAAAGATGCTTTAATTATACCAAAATCTAAAGATATTGGTAATGTATCTAAAATTAGAATAATTAATCAGGGGTTTGAATATTCATCAGATAAAACATTAAATCCAACTGCATATGTTTCACCATCAATTGAATTAAAAAATTCAAATACAATTGGAATAATTACTGTAACTTCTGGTGGATCAAATTATCTATCTCCACCAAATATTGTTATTGTTGATCCTATATCTAAAAAATTGGTTAATAGTGGATTTTTGGAACCAGAAATGATAGATAATTCTATTTTGGATGTAAATATTGTTGAAAAACCTTATGGACTTCCAGATAATACAGTAGAATTAAAAACAACAAATAATACTAATGGAATTACAATTTCTTCTGTAGATTCTTCAACTCCAGCCAGTGATACTGCATATACTGTAATATTAGTTACACCAACACTTGGTTTTACAGAAGCACCATTTAAAGCTGGGGATAAAGTGTTTATTGAAGGTATTCAAAAAAATGGTGTACTTGGTGATGGTTTCAATTCGGAGAATCTTGGGTATGAATTTTTAACAATAGAATCTATTGTAGGTGGAACTAATCCAAATCCATTTAAATTTACAGTTAATGCTGTTGGATTAACAACAATGGTTGGTACTGCAGTCACAACACCAACTACATTTACGGCAGTTATTCCAGAATCTGATTATCCAAAACTAAGTGCTACTCAAATTAAAGAAGGATTTACTATTGGTGAGTTTATTACAATAAATTCTATAGATTCTAAAATTAAGATAACATCTAATGATGATGCATCTATTAAGGTTAGTGGAATTGGTGTTGATAATTTATCTGTTAATGATGTTATTGTTGGAAAAACATCAGGTAATAAAGCAACTATATCAAAAATTATAGAGAATAATGGTAAATATCAAATTGATTTTTCATCTATAAAGGATATTGGTTGGAGTGATTCTGTTGGAAAATTGAATGATGATACTCAAGTAATACCAGATAATGATTATTTCCAGAATTTATCATATTCAGTTAAAAGTTCAATTTCTTGGGATGAATTACAAACACCAGTAAATAATGTTCTTCATACAAGTGGATTGAAAAATTTCGCAGATACTGGAATTACTTCAACCACTACTATTGGTATGGGTTCTTCTACTGGAACTTCAATAATTAGAGATATTTTTGAAGAGAAAAGAGTTGATAAAATTCAAGGTGTTGATCTAGTTAGAGATACTGAGGTTGAAGGTGATGTTGCTAGATTAATAGAATTTAAAAATATAAGATTGTCTGATTATATTAATTGTTTAACAAATGATGTATTTACATTTGATAATATTAATCGACAGTTTTCAAATTTAGAAGATACTGAAACATATTATGTAAATCTTATGGATATACCCGCAGATGGTAGATATCAAAACTTTATGGTTAGAGTTGAAAGTAATGTTAATACGGGAATATCAACACAAGTTCAATTGTCAGAATTAGTTGTAATAAATTCTTATCCATATTCTAATAATGATCAAAATGTATTATTGGAGAAATATCAAGTATTTAATTCTGATAATGATGGATTTGTTTCTGTTGAAGATGATCAATTAGGAACTTTTAAACTTGTTAAGGATGAACTTACAGGAACAAACAGTCTTAGATTTTATCCAAACGAAAAATTTAATATTGATTATGATTTAAAAATTCTTAAAGGTGAATTTACAAATGTAGTTTCATCTGCAGCAACTGTTAAAGTTGGACCTATTAATAATAGTGTGTTTGTTCAGCAGGTTACTTCTGGTTCTACTGACGATATTTTATCAGTAGGAATTACTAGTATAAATTCATTCTTTGTTAATGCACAAGTAGTTGATAAATTAACTGGACAATTAAACTTTGTAGAAGCTTATGTTACACACGATAATGAAGATAGTTTTATTTCAGAATCATATATTGACTCTGAACCATCTATAATCTCATCAAATAAAATTGGTATTTTAACTTCAAGTTTGGATTCTGGGATATTAAAGTTAAGTTATGAGAATGATACATCTGCGGATGTAGTTGTTAGATCTAAAGTTGTTGGTTTTGGTACAACTGGATTTATAACTTCGCAAGGATATACTGGTGTTGGGACATATAGATTTAAGAGTCCAGCAGAACCAGATGGTTATGAAAGATCTGTAATTTATCAGGGAATATCTACTAGTGGTGTAGGGAAAACAACTATAGTTGGATTAAGTTCATCCCTATTTAATTCAGTTAAATCTATAGTAGAAGTTAGTATAGGATCTTCTAAAGCAGTACATGAAGTATTGAGTTTGCATGATGACACAAATGTGTATGTTCAACCAGCACAATTCTTGTCTGATAATTCAAATAATTTGGGATTAGGTACTTTTGGTGGTGAGTATGATGGTAATGATTTTGTAGTTAGTTTTTATCCTGATGATTTAGTTGGTGTCACTACAGTATCAATATACAATGAATGTTTCTATAAATCTATTGATAGATTTAATATTTCTGATACTTTATCTTATGGTGATGGATATAGTGAAAATTTAGATTTTAAAATGTATAATGCTATTAATGGATTTAGAATTAATAAAAAAGATTTTGAATTGACTACAAATTCAATACCAGTATTTTCTAAGAAATTCAATCCTGGTTTCCAATCAGATTTAGATCGTGATACAGGTAAATTTAAAATTGATAATCATTTCTTTAGAACCAATCAAATATTGAGTTATGAACCAAAATCAACAATAATTGGTATTGGATCTACTCCAATGCAGTATATGTCTGCTGATAATATAGAAGATACATTACCATCTATAGTGTTTGCTATAAAAAATGATGATAATACATTCCAAATCTCCACTACAAGATCTGGAACTGCTGTTACTTTTACTGGAATTGGAGAAGGAAATGCCCATACATTCTCTATGGTTAATTCAAATGAAAAATCAATAATAAGTATTGATGATATTGTTCAATATCCAATAACACCAACTCCAGTATCTCACAAATTAAGATATAATGATGGTGGACAAATAGGTCTTGCTAATACTATTTTCTCTTTGAGTGGAATATCGACTATACTTGTTGATGATTTAATAAAAATTGATGATGAATATATGAGAGTTGTTAATGTTGGTGTTGGAACAACTGGTGCTGGACCAATTACACCAGGAATAGGGTCATTCCCATGTGTAGGGGTTGAAAGGGGTTCTGTTGGTAGTATTCCATCTACACATACAAATGAGACTGTAGTTGATAGATTTAAGGGTAATTTTAATATTGTTGACAGTACTCTTTGGTTTACTGTTCCACCTAGAGGAAATCCTACATTACAAATATTACCGAATGGATTAAAATTCCCAACTTCAGAATTTAATGGAAGAACATTCTTAAGAAATGATTATTCAACAAATGCCATATATGATGATATTAGTGATCAATTTAATGGATTAACAACTTCATTTACATTGACTGTAGGTGGTGCTAATACTATAGGTATTGGAACTACAGGTGGAAATGGTGTTTTATTCATAAATGGAGTATTCCAAACACCAACAACAGATAATAATCCACAAAATAATTTTAGGATTATAGAAACTGGTAGTGGTGCTACAGGTGTAACAAGTGTTATATTCTCTGGTATAACATCTACAGATGGGACCTTAATTAAATCCGATTATGATATTAATAGAAACGAATTACCAAGAGGTGGAATTCCTGTTTCTTTCGGTTCAACTACTGGTTCTGGATATGCACCTCTTGTTGGAGCAAATATAAGACCTATCTTAGATGTTAATGGATCAATTACAAGTATAGTTGGTGTTGCAACTACTGGGGCAGCATTAAATGTACATACAGCAGTGTATGATAATACTAGTGGAATATTAACAGTTACTACTGTTGAGGATCATCAATTAATTGATGGTGGAAATGTTGACGAGGTTAAATTGTCTCGTTTAGGATTCCAATGTCCATCTGGTCATGAAGGTATAACAACAACATATTTCCCAAGTGGAGCATATGGAGATACATTCTCTGTTATTGGGGTTGCAGATACTAATAAGTTTACTGTAAATGTAGGAACAAGTACTATTCCACATACTTATGTTGGTGCTGGAGATAGTTCTGGAACTGTTTTCCCATGGTATGGTGATCTTACATTGGGTTCTGGTTATAATGGTATATCCCCCATTTCAGTAACAGTTAAAGATAGTGGATATGATCATGAATTTGTAAGTGCTACAAATAATGCTATTACTAAAACTACATGGACTGGTACGGGAATTAATCCAACAAGTGCTGTTTATGATTCACTTTCTGGAATTGTTACATTTACAGCAACTTCTCATGGTTTAGTTACTAGTGATTTGGTAGGTATTCACACAGAATCTTTAACATTTAAGTGTTCTAGAGACAATTATTCTTCCGAACATATGTATCCTAGAATAACCGATCATGTAGCTGGAATTTTAACAACAGTTACTAAGTTGGATAATAATATCTTTAGTGTATTTGTTGGAAGTGCAGTTGGTGAAGATGCTAATATCACAGCTACTCCAAAAACATTTAATACTCATAAATTTGATAGTACAAATAGTATTTTAAGTAATTGTATTTACATTAATGATTGGACTGGTTCAGATGGTATAAAATCAATAGCAGCAAATAATGGTGCAGTATATGATCCTAGTACGGGTGACTTGATTTTAGATATTGGAACTACAAATATGCCTTATTGGGATCAGAATCCTAATCCCAATACAGGTCTTCCTGATAAAGTTGGTATTGTGACGGGTGCTATAGCATTTAGATGTAATCAAGATGATTATAATAGTGTACATAAGTATCCTAGAACAACTGATCCAGTTAATGGAACATTTATTGATATTACTAACGTAAATACTACTACTGGAAAAATTACAGTTAATGTTGGCAAATCTAATGTAAATTGTGGTGGTGCATTAGACTTTACAGTAGTTGGTGGTGGAACAAGTTACACCAATCCTAAGATAGTTGTTACAGAGCCTTCTTATGCTGGTTTAGGTATAACTGGAGTTTCAAGACTTGGTGAAGGTGAAACAACAGATACTGGTTTTGGACTTCGTTTAGATGTTGTAATAGGTGCTGCTCAAACTTCAGGTATAGGTTCTGGTTTTTATGAAGTTTCTAATTTTGATGTTACTAGAAGTGGATATGCCTTTAAACGTGGTGATGTTTTTGCACCAGTTGGATTAGTTACAGATAGAAAATTATATGAACCATTCGAAAAAGCAACTATTGAAGTTGACACCATCTATCAAGATGATTTCTCAATGTGGCAGTTTGGAGAATTTGATTATATAGATTCAATCAAAAATTATCAAAATGGTATAAGAACTAGATTCCCATTATTCTACAATGGATCAAGAATTAGTGTTGATGCTGATCCTGATTTTGATAGTGCTCTTGAAAATGTAATGTTTGTTGTTTTAAATGGGGTTATTCAGCAACCAAAACAATCTTATGATTTTATTGGTGGAGCATCTATAAACTTTACAATGCCTTTAGATACTGAAGATGATGTTGCAATATTCTTCTATAAAGGAACAGATAGTGCAGATTCTGTTGTATCTACAGGAACAACTGTTTATATTGAACTTGGTGATACTGTTGAAATTTCAGGTATTGGAACTATTGCTGAACAAGACGATAGAATAGTTAAATCTTTAAATACATCAACTAGTTTAGAAACAAACTTATATACTAGTGTTGGTATTAATGATAATACATATAGATCATTAAGTCTAATAAAGCAGAAGAAAGATAGAATCATTGATAGAGAATTTATATCTAAGAAAAGGGTTAGTTTGGAACCATTAATTCTTCCAGCTGCAAAAATAATTAGTGATTTTAATACATCTGATACTTCATTTTTTGTTGATAATGCACATCTATTTGATTATGAGCAAACTTCAGGAAATCCACAATTTAGCGCAGTAATTGTTTCTGGTAAAGAAGATCCAATTATACCAACTGCAACTGCAACCATATCTAATGGTATTGTAGATAACATTACAGTTACTGGAGGTTCTGGATATACTTCAGTTCCATCTATTTCTATTACAGCACCACCAGAAATTGGTGTTGGTATTGGAACTACTGCAACTGCAACTGCAACCATATCTAATGGTACTGTAGATAATATTACAGTAACTGAAGGTGGATTTGGGTATACAAGAGTTCCTCAAGTTTTAATTGAACCACCAAATTCTGTAGATGAGCTATTGACATGTCCTCCATCGGGTATTGAAGTTGAATCAACTTCGGGAATTATTACAGGAATAGGAACTACTACTGTTGGTTCATCATTAGGTATTAAATTCTTTGCTATGTCATTAAATTCTAGTGCGTTTAAACCACTAGATGCAAATTATATTGGAAAACCAATTTATGTTTATGATACAGCAGTTGGAACAGGATTAACTTCAATGGACAATACTGATACTAATACAGTTGGAATTGGAACTAGTTTTGTAGATAACATATACCAGGTAGCAGAAATAAGTTTTGAAGGAAGTCAACCAAATAAACTTGGAATTATTACATGTATCATAAAATCAGATACTGATACTGTAGGAATTGCATCAACTGGAGAAAGTAATAAACATCCTGTTGGATATTATTCTGTTGGTAAATTATCAGGATTTAATAGAAATAGTTCACCAATTTCTATTGGTGTCAATGGATTAACAGTTGATGTAGGGTTAACAACATACCCAACATTACAAAGAAGAGGTGGTCCAGGAGATGATACTTGGAAACAAACTGGAGGTTTAATAACACCAGAATAATGATTATTTAAATATGTTGTATAAATATCTAAAAAACTATTAAGATGCCAGCGGTAGTAACAGATCAATTTAGAATATCGAATGCTAGTAATTTTATAGATTCTATATCAGATACTAGTAATTCTTATTATGTATTTTTAGGATTAGCAAATCCCACAACGGGAGGTGGAGTGGATGAAGGTGGATTGGGAATTGGAAGAACTTCCACATGGAATACTGGAAATCTAGCAAGTATTCCAGCACCAGTTGATAATTTTCAATATCAATCACTTTATGCAAAAACATCTCTTTTTGCTAAAAAGATAACTCCATCCAATGCTAGAAGAGTAATTAAGAAATATACATGGACAGCTAATACTAGTTATGATATGTATAGACATGATTATGATATAGTAAAAAATCCAACTCCTAATGGGCAAAGTAATTTATATAATACAAATTATTATGTAATGAACTCTGATTATAGAGTTTATATTTGTATTGATAATGGTTCATCTGGTTCCTTACCAAAAGGTAAAAAATCATTAAATGAACCAACATTCACTGATTTAGAACCATCTCCAGCTGGAGATGGTAGTGATGGTTATATTTGGAAGTATCTTTTTACAGTTAATCCTAGTGATATTATAAAATTTGATTCTACTGACTATATTGTATTACCAAATAATTGGTCAACATCAACTGATCCACAAATACAAACTGTTAGAGAAGCTGGTGATTCTGAGATTTATAATAATCAAATTAAAAAGGTTTATATAAAAGATGCTGGAAGTGGTTATACTAAAGGAGTACATACAGTAAATATATTGGGTGATGGTACAGGTGCTACAGCAAGGGTAACTGTTGATAGTAATTTTATATCTAGTGTTGATATTATATCTGGAGGTTCTGGATACACTTATGGTATTCTGGATTTAAGTGGATTTAATTCTGGTGCTGATCTTTCTTCTGGAAATTATGCAACATTAATACCCATTATTCCACCATCAAAAGGTCATGGATATGATCTTTATAGAGAATTGGGTGCAGATAAGGTTTTAGTTTATGCTAGATTTGATAATTCAACCAAAGATTTTCCAGTTGATACCCATTTTGGACAGGTTGGTATTATAAAAAATCCACAAAAGTATGGTTCTACTGAAATATATAATGGAAGTGAATATTCTTCTTTAAGTGCTATGATGCTTAAAGAATCTTCTGTTAGTAATGATCTTCTTCTAGCATCGAGTGTTGTGGGTGTTGCTATCACACAAACACGCGCTGATAATAAAATTGCTAAAGGATATGTTGCATCATATGATAGAGATACTAAAGTATTGAAATATTGGCAAGATAGATCATTGTATTTCCCAAATCATGAAGATCAAAGAGATAATATTTCTGTTGATGATATATCATCAGTAGTATCATTTACATCAAATGGTAATGAAGTAAAATCAACATTTCCTTCAAATTCATTTAGTGTTGAAATTGATAATAATATGTCAGGTATTACAACAGCAGTTGGAAACAAATTAGTAAATCTTGGGGTTGAATTTACAAATGGTCTTGCAAATCCTGAGATAAATAAAAAGACGGGTGATATAATCTATATCGACAACCGCAAAGAGGTTGAACGTGATTCAAGACAAAAAGAAGACGTTAAAATTATTCTGGAATTCTAAAAAACAATGGCACAAAAAACAAACTTAAATATAAGTCCATATTATGATGATTTCGAATCTGATAAAAATTTTTATAAGGTTTTATATAAACCAGGATTTCCAGTACAAGCACGAGAATTAACTGGTTCTCAATCCATACTGCAAAATCAGATACAATCGTTTGGTGATCATATATTTAAAGAAGGGTCTGTTGTTATTCCTGGTGATATTGCATATGTTGGAAATTATTCAGCTGTTAAATTAAGTCCAGAAAATTATGGAACAGATATATCACTTTATATTAAAGATTATATAGGTAAGAAAATTACAGGAAGATCATCTGGAATAAATGCTACTGTTAAGCATGTTGCTTTACCAAATACCGATCCTGTTGATGATGTAACAATTTATGTTACTTATACTAGTGCAGATAATAATAATGAAATAGGTTCATTTATTGATGGTGAACAATTAGTTTGTTCCGATAATATTAATTATGGTAATACAACTATAAATGCAGATACACCATTTGCTTCATTGATTTCTTCTGATGCAACTGCTATTGGATCAGCAGCATATATCCAAAAGGGTGTTTATTTTATAAGAGGTTATTTTGTAAATGTTAGTTCTCAAACTATCATTTTAGATTACTATGGTAATGCACCATCTTATAGGGTTGGATTAAAAGTAGATGAATTAATTGTTAATGCAAAGGATGATGATTCATTATATGATAATGCTAAGGGATTTAATAATTTTGCTGCACCTGGCGCAGATAGATTAAAAATTAATTTAACTCTTGTTAAAAAGGTATTAGAAGATCAAGATGATACTGATTTTGTTGAATTATTAAGAATTAAGAATGGAAAAATTAAAGTAATTAATTCCAAAACAGATTATAATATAGTTAAAGATTGGATAGCAGAAAGAACATATGATGAATCTGGGGATTATACTGTAAATCCTTTTAAATTATCTGTATTAAATTCTTTAAATGATAATTTAGGTAATGGTGGATTATTCTATAAAGATGAGAAAACAGACCAATTAAATACACCATCAGATGATTTAATGTGTTTAAAAATTTCTGATGGAAAAGCATATGTTAATGGGTATGATGTAGAAAAAACTGGAACTACTATAATTGATGTTGAAAAACCTAGAGATGTTGGAATTAATAGTACAGGAAGTGTTAATTTTAATATAGGAAGTGTTCTTAGGGTTAATAAAGTATCTGGTGTTATAAAGCAAGGAGGTCCAGTTCAATTATTTTCTGAGTTGGGGCAGGGAGGTGATATTATAGGTGTTGCAAGAGCATATGGTATAAGTTTAAGAAATGAGGAATATAAGGATAATACAACTGTTTGGGATTTGAGGTTATTTGATATACAGACAAATACACAAATCACACTTAACGAAGATGTTAGTGCAACCGAATTACCAAACTCTTCTTTTGTTAAAGGAAAGAATAGTGGTGCCAGTGGATATGCTACGGCTGCTGGTTCTGGAAAAAGAATTGATTTAAATCAAACTACTGGAACTTTTTTTAAGGGGGAGCAAATACAAATAAATGGTGTAGATTTTCCTAGAAGCATTGGTATAGCTACTGTATTTGGTACACAAGGAATTAAATCTGTAAAACAACTATCTGTAGATAATTATCCAGAATTTACTGCAGATTCACAATTAGATGTATTTGCACTTCCAAATGGTATTAGAACTGTTTCTATTGATGGGGCAGGTAAAGTAACTGCTGGTGCAAAGCAATTTAGTGGACTTAGACCAGGAGCTGTTGTAATATATAAAACATCCAGTGCTGATATAACATACAATAAAGTTAAATCTATAGATGCTGGTGGAACATCTATTGAAATAGAAGCAATTAGTCCAGATGTACCAGGTGTTTTTGAAGGTGCATTGGGAAGCAATATTACAGTAGACATGTATGTTGGTGCACCAATAGTAAGAGGAAGTGGTAGATTACATGCACCATTAGGTAATTTAAATGTTTCTACTGTAGATCTTTCAAATTCAAATATAAAAGTTACAAAACAATATAAACCAGGTGGTGCTCTTAGTGGATCTTTAACAGTTTCTATTTCCAATTTATCGGGAACTTATCCAGAAATTACTTCATCAAATTCAACCTTTGAGTCTTTTGATGAAGAAAGATATTCATTGCATCATAGTGGTGGTACTATAGGTACAATTAATGAAGATACATTTGCCTATAATAATAGTGGTGATCAAATTGTTTTAAGTAATTTAGGAACTCCTAGTGGCACTAATTGGGTATTAAATGTCTCTGTTAAAAAGAATGGAATTCAAAGCAAAATAAAAGATTATAATAAGAGTAGAATGTTAGATGTTGTGCATTCAAAATATGAAACATCTGGTAATACTGCTATAGGTAATGGAGCAAAGCAATTAGCAGATGGACTTACATATGATCAAAATCAAAGATATGGATTAAGAGTGCAGGATGAAAAAATATCATTAAATTGTCCAGATGTGGCTAAATTTATAGCAGTATACGAATCTATTGATGCTGAAAAACCAACTTTAGATCAGTTTAGATTTAGTAGTACTGCTGCTGTCCAAACAAATGCTGTTCTTGGTGAAAATATTGTTGGGTATAGTAGTAAAGCAATTGCTAGGGTTGTTGAGAAATCATCAACAGAAGGAAATACATTAGGAATTGTTTATTTAACTGGAGCACGTTTTAATGAAGGTGAAACAGTTAATTTTGAGGAATCAAATATAGATACTAATATTGAAGAAATAACTAATGGAATATATAAAGATCTTACAAATTCTTTTAAATTAGATAAAGGACAGAAGGATGAATATTATGATTATTCAGCTATTGTTAGAAATGCAGGAGTATCTGAACCATCTGGTAGATTATTAGTTATCTTTGATTATTATTCAGTACCAAATGATGATGAGGGTGATGTATTTACAGCACTAAGTTATGATAAAGATAGATTTAATTATGATATTCCAAGTATTGGAGTATCTCAAATACGAGCAACAGATACTTTAGATTTTAGACCTAGAGTAGCAGATTATAATGTTAATACTGGTACAGTATCACCTTTCAATATTGGATCAAGAGACTTTAGTAGTTCCATAAAACAATATGTTGTTCCTGACGAAACTTCTACTTTGGGATATGAATATTATTTACCAAGAATTGATAAAGTTTATTTGAATAAATTTGGTGAATTTGTATATGAAAAAGGAATATCAAGTCCAGATCCAAAACCTCCAGTAAGAACTGAAGGTGTGATGGAATTAGGAACTGTCAATCTTCCCCCTTATCTTTACAATCCAGAAGCTGCAACATTATCATTAAAGGATAATAGAAGATTTACTATGAGGGATATTGGTAATATTGCAGATAGAGTTTCAAATTTAGAGGAAGTAACTACTTTATCTCTATTGGAAATGGATATACAATCACTCCAAATTCAAGATTCTGAAGGTAGAAATAGATTTAAAACAGGATTTTTTGTTGATCCGTTCAAAAATTATAGATCAATTAGTAGACAATCTCAAATTCAAATCAATAGACGAGCTCAAGAGTTAATTCCAGTACGTAGTAGAAATACTCTTGCATCTCAACTTACACCAAAATTATCTACAACATCATCATCTCTTGATTTTAATAGTAATTTTGATTTATTTGATGAAAATGTTCAAAAAACTGGTGATGCAGTAACTTTGAAATATGATGAAGAGGTTTGGTTTGGACAATATTATGCAACTTTATTAAAGGATGGTTCACTTGGAATAATAAATGTAAACCCATATGAACTACCTGCAATATTAGGTGATGTTGATTTACAACCAAATACTGATATTTGGACAAGAACTCATCAATTAGATGATAACATAATTCATCAAAGTGGTACAGATTCTAGTGTAGATCTGAATTTGGCAGCTAATGGAACACTAGATCTTGGAGATATTACAAATACTATTCAAACTAGTGAACATCATGTAGATCCACCAAGTAATATTCAAACTGGAACTACAGTGACATCTAGTACTTCCGACATAAATGGTAGTTTGGTATTAACAGGATCTGATTCTGTTCAAATTAGTAATACTGATATAACAATTCAAAATAGATTAATATCATCTTCAGCAGAAGATCATATGCGTTCTAGAAATACTGAATTTAAAGCATCGGGATTTCCTGGAGGTGTTAGAACATATTTGTTTATTGATGGTCAAAAAATAGAAGATGTAATTCCAAAATTACTTGCAATAAGTAAAACTCCTGGTGGAACTGAATATGGTTCAGATATTAATTTTATACTTAATGAAACTGTAATAGCAGAAGATCCAACAACTGGTGAAGAGATAATGAGATTCAGAATTTGTAGACCTGATCATAAATCTGGTCCTCTTAGTGGACAACCAGAAGAAGTTTATGGTGAAGATCCATACACTAATCAAGATCTTAGTAGTTCATATACAGTATCAACACCTGTTTTGAATATTGATACTCGTGGTTTGGCAGAAGAGGCTCAAGGTCAATATTTTGGATATCTAGTTGCTAATGCAAAATTAATCGGTCAAGAAAGTGGTGCGGTAGCATATGTTAAGGATTGGGAAAATAATAAAATGGTTGCTGATGAATATGGTGATGTAATTGGATCATTTTTCTTGAGAGATCCAAATGAAACACCACAACCACCAATCAAAATTACAACTGGAAGAAAAAATGTTAGGGTAACAACAAGTCCTACAAATGTAAAAGTTCCAGCAGGACAAGATCCTGATATTGTTATTGCAGAGGGAGTATATACCGCACAAGGAACATATGAGGTATGGCAAAATGATCAAACTATTAGAGTAGATACAACTACAGTTAATGCTAGCTTTACAGCAACAGTTAATGCTGAAGGTACAATAACAAATAATCATGAGCATACCGTAACAGCTGAATATTCCGATCCTGTTGCACAAACATTTGTTGTTGGTGGTAATGTAAATACACCTTCTGCTGTTGGGGCAAACGAAGATTTTAATGGTTTATTCTTAACTTCTGTAGAGGTGTTCTTTGCTTCTATAGAGGATGAAACTAATGCACCTATAAGATGTGAGATAAGAACGACAACGGGTGATGCACGTCCTTCTAGGACTATTTTAGGTAGAAGTAGAACATTATATCCATTTACAACTAATGAAAATGGTCAAAGGGTTCAAAATATTCAAACAGATAATGTTAATGCCAGTGTAGGAACTAAATTTACATTCCCAGAACCAATATTCTTAGCACCTGGAGAATCTTATTGTTTTGTTTTACTTGCACCAAGGAGTGTTAGGTACACAGTTTGGTTAGGTGAGCATGGTGGGCAAGCAGTTAATCCTCAAAGTATTCCAGGATCTACTGGTGAATCTACAACATATTCTAGACAATATGGTGCTGGTGCATTATTTAAATCTCAAAATGGAGCACTTTGGACTGAAGATCAAACACAAGATATGAAATTTGTTCTTTATAGGGCTAAATTTACATCTTCAGAGGGTTCTGTATTCTTTAATAATCCAGATTTAGATGCAAGTAATGGATTTACTCCAAGATTGAGGAGAAATGCATTAAGGACATTACCTAAAACTGGATATATTAAAATAGGTTTGTATAATAATACTAATCCTAATACTGGTGCTGATGAATTGCATACTTATATTAAACCAGGTAGAAAACTTGCAGCAGGAGCTGATAATAAAAGTACTGCTGTTGTTGAATCTATTGGAGCACCTGCTATAATTAATTCTTCAACAGATAATATTCTTGATGGTGGAACAAATTATGAACCCAATCTTAATTCTAGTGGACCAGTAGACACATATACCATCACTGGAAGGGGAAGTGGTCTGAAATTAGATATTACCACTGATGCTGACGGTGTTATAACATCTGCAGCAATAAATGGTACAAATTATGGTTCTGGATATCAAGAAGGTGATGTTGTTGGTATTGTAACTTCAACTCAAGGAAGAGATGCAAAAATTACAGTAAATATTGCAACCAATACTATAGATACAATATATCTTACCAACATTCAAGGAGAAAGTGGTACAACTGGTAGTTGGAAGTCAGGTATACAATTGAGATATTTTAAAAATGATGGTACTGTAGAAACTGGTGTTAGTGCTAATTATAATGTTACTAATTATGTGGATAGTGCTGGTGTGAATGATGGAAACCATTTAAAGGTTAATCAATTTAACCATGGTATGTACAGTGCTACAAATATAGTACAATTGAGTGATATTAAATCTGATAGACCAACTTCCACATTAACAGCAAACTTGTTAAGGTCAGAAACAAGTACAATTAGTGTTGCTTCTACATTACCATTCCAAACATTTGAAGGTATTGAAGTTAATACCAATACAAACTACATAGGATATGTAAAAATTGGTAATGAGGTTATAGGGTATTCTGATGTTACTGAAAATGGATTGAGTATAGCAGCTGCAACTGATGGTAGAGGTGTTGATAATACAGTATCAATACCTCATGAAATAGGTGCAACTGTCGAAAAATATGAATTAAATGGTGTTTCTCTCAGAAGAATTTCTATATCTTCTGGAAAACAAATTAGTTCAAATGATATTGGATTGGATCATTATTATATTGAATTTGATAATACTGATACATATGGACAAGATAGAAGTTTAGATAAGGTTTATGGACAGTATGAATACCCACAATTATCATTTAATAGTGATGCATTAGTTGGTGGAAATGGTGCTAGAGCAACTCAGAATCTCATATATTCTGCTATAGTTCCTAGATATGATGCTCTTACTCCAAGTGGAGTTGATGGATCAGCAACAAGTCTTACTGGTAGTATAAGAACTGTTAGTGGTAGTAGTGTTGATGGAACTGAAGGGTCATTTAATGATCAAGGATATCAAGATATTCAATTAAATTCGTTTAATACTTTAGATAAAGTTTCACTTGTTGCATCTAAAGTAAATGAAAATGAATATTTACCAAATATGCCTAGAAATAAATCATTTACGACAGTATTGAATATGAAATCAAATAATGAATATATATCACCAATGGTTTATATTGGAGAATCAAATACTGAATTCATAAGTTATCGTTTAAATAATCCTATTGGTGCTGAAGATTATCCAACAGATAATAGAGTTAATTCTATTGTTGATGATCCTCATAGTGCAGTTTACTATTCAACTACTGTTAGATTAACTAAACCTGCTACATCATTAAAAATATTATTAACTGCATTTAGGCCAGAATCATCAGATATTAGAGTTCTGTATAGATTGGAAAGAATAGATTCAAGTGGAGTTGCTGGTGAATTTGAATTATTCCCTGGATATAAAAATTTAATTGATAATGATGAAGATGGTTTTGGTGATATTGTAATTGATGAGGTTAAAAATGATGGTAGATCTGATTCATTTGTTGTTCCTAGTATAAGTAATAGCTTTTTGGATTATAGATATACTGCTGATAATCTCGATTTATTTAATGGATATACTATTAAGATTGTTATGTCTGGTACAAATCAGGCACAACCACCAAGGATTAGAGAACTTAGGAGTGTTGCTGTAAGATGATTAAAGTTGAAGGATATACGCATCTTTATAGAGATGAAAAAACTGGAGCAATAGTTAATTGTGATAATAATGGTTATGATCAATATGTAAAATCTTTACATATTAGAGAAAAAAAGGATAGGGAATTGAGTGATCTTAGAAAGGATATTGATGAAATCAAGGATTCTTTAGCAAAATTAA